GAGTTATAATCATCCATGGGATGGCTTGCGTGGGCATCGAGCTGGTGAAGCTCTCGGTAGAGCTGATGCGGCAGTAGTTCGCGGAGTTACTAACTTTGTCGAGAATCCAGCCAGGTATGTAGTACCTGCTGCTGAGCGCGCCGGTAACGCCGTCCGCAGCACGCTCACTAATGTAGGAACACGCATATCCGATGGTGCGCAGTGGGCTATTCGGGAGCTCCCGAATAGGGCTGCTGAGGCCCTTGGGAATGGCCGCATAGCGGTTCAGTCTATGGTGTCGAGAGCCGGCTCCGCCATAACCGATATTTACAAGCTCGGCACTGGTGCTTATGTCCGTGAGGCGCAGGCAGCGTATGATCGAAATCCGAGCCCTGAGAATATGAATGCTCTTCGCGAGGCCCAGTCGAGGTATGACAATAGCATCTTTGGCAGAGTTCGCAGTATGATTACAAGGGCAATGGCCGCAGTTCGTGGCGCGGTTTCGTCCGCCAGTGATGCAGTTCGCCGAATCGCCAATCCCGATAGAAAACGCGGTACATCAAACGATTATAGCGGGCGATCTGGGTCAACGACGACTTACGGATATAACGGACGCCGTGCAATGTACGAGAATCGTGCCGCGGAAGTGGCATCGTCTAGAAAGCGCGGTGACTCAAAGGATTACGCTGGGCAATCAGGGTCGACTACGACTTACGGGTATAACAGGCGACGCCGCATGTACGAGAACCGCGCTGCGGATGTGGCCTCGGCTAGAACTCGACCCAGGAGATAATAGTGATCGGAGGCTTGAAAGATGCCTAAGTTTGCCGAAAGGCTTGCCCATGCATGGAACGCGTTTCGCGGTAGGGACCGCCCCGCTGAGTATCGCAATCTAGGCGTGAGCAGCTATTATCGCCCAGATCGAGTTCGCTTGACAAGAGGCAATGAACGCTCGATCGTCACTGCGATTTACAACCGTATTGCGATCGACGTAGCTGCGGTTCCAATTAGGCATGTCCGGGTAGATGAGAATGATCGATTTGTAGAGGTCATACACTCAAAGCTGCAAAACTGTTTCTCAGTAGAAGCCAATCTTGACCAGAGTGGTCGAGCATTTATGCAAGATCTAGTCATGAGCATGTTTGACGAGGGCTGTGTAGCAGTTGTGCCGATTGACACGACTATCGATCCAATGAAGTCCAGTTCATATGAAATCGAAACTCTTCGCACAGGTAAAATCGTGCAATGGTTTCCAGAGCATGTTCGAGTCTCGGTGTTTAACGACAAACGCGGTGAGAAAGAAGAATTGACGCTGCCTAAAAAAATGGTAGCGATAATCGAGAACCCTCTTTATGCGATCGTTAACGAACCGAACTCGATTATGCAGCGGCTGGTTAGGACACTCGCTAGATTGGACAATGTCGACGAGCAGATAAGTGCTAATAAGTTGGACCTCATAATCCAGCTTCCATACGCTGTGAAATCTGACACGAGAAAAGCCGAAGCTGAAAAACGTCGCGCGATGCTAGAAGAGCAGCTTATGGGCAGCCGATACGGCGTAGCGTACGCCGATTCTACAGAAAAGATCACACAGCTGAATCGGTCTCTGGAAAACAATTTCTTGCAGCAAGTCGAATATTTGACAAATCAGCTATATGGCAATCTTGGTCTCACGCCGGAAGTGCTCAATGGCACAGCCGACGAGAATACGATGCGCAACTACTACAATCGTACCATTGAGCCGATTCTCAGCGCGATAGCTGACGAATTCGAGAGAAAGTTCCTGACCAAGACGGCTAGAACGCAGGGTCAGGCTATCATGTTTACTCGTGATCCGTTCAGGCTAGTGCCAATGGCCGACATAGCCAGTATGGCTGATGTGTTTATTCGAAATGAGATCCTTTCCGCGAATGAGGTACGCGGGCTGATCGGTTTCAAGCCGTTTGACGACGAACGGGCAGACATGCTTCGAAACCCGAATATGCCGCAACCCAATGGAATGGAAGACGCTGACGGCCAGATGCCGGAAGAAAATCAAAATGGAGATGAGCTCCCGCCAGAGGACAGCGCGGAGGCCTATCCTGAAGAAAATGATATTTACCAACAGTAAGGAGGTGCTTAGCCATGGAAGATCGGATTGATTTCGGCGGGTATGCTACTCGAAACGATCTGAAATGCATGGATGGCCGCACAATTCGAAAAGATGCGTTCAAGGATTGTGACGGCCTGACGGTGCCGCTGGTATGGCAGCATCAGCATAACGAGCCTGGCAAAGTCCTAGGCCATGCTATTTTGGAAAACCGTGAAGACGGCGTGTACACGTATGGCGTGTTCAACAATACGGAGGCTGGCCAGACGGCTCGTGAGCTTGTTAACAACGGCGACGTTCGCTCTTTGTCGATTTACGCTAACCAGCTTAAGCAGCGCGGTGGCGACGTGCTCCACGGTGTTATTCGCGAAGTATCGTTGGTGCTGGCCGGTGCTAACCCAGGAGCGTATATCGATGACCTGAGCTTTGGCCACGGTGATGACGAGACTGACGACGGCGAAGCGATCATTTACAACAACGAGACTCTCGAGCTTCAGCATAGTGCTGATGAAGAAGAGTATTGCGACGATGAAGAATATTATCCTGATGAAGAATACGACAATGAGCTGGAGCATAGCTCTAATGAGGAGGATGGCAACATGGCCGATAGGACTGTAGCTGACATTTTCAACGACATGACGGACGAACAGAAAAACGTTGTTTACTACATGGTCGGTCAGGCCATGCAGGACGACGACGAAGGAGATGACGAGGATATGAAGCATAACGTTTTCGAAGGCGATACGCCGTCGAACAGCCTGAGCCACGCCGATATGGAAATGATCTTCGCGGATGCCAAGCGGCTTGGCAGCCTGCGTGACGCTGTTCAGGCGCACCAGGAGAGTGGCGTGCTGGCGCATACCATTTATGACCGCAACGACAACGAAGTGACTTATGGCGTGGCTGATATCGATTACCTGTTCCCAGAAGCCCGCAGTCTGAACAATCCCCCCGAGTTCATTCGGCGTGACCAGGACTGGGTCGCGAAGGTCATGAGCAGCGTGCATCACACTCCGTTCAGCCGCATTAAGAGCCAGTTCGCGAACATCACAATGGATGAGGCCCGTGCCAAGGGTTACATCAAGGGCAAGCGCAAGAAGGAAGAAGTCTTCACGCTGCTTAAGCGCACCACTGACCCGCAGACCATTTACAAGAAGCAGAAATTGGACCGTGATGACATCGTTGACATCACTGACTTCGACGTTGTTGCTTGGATCAAGGGTGAGATGCGCACCATGCTGAACGAGGAGCTCGCTCGTGCGTTCCTGGTCGGCGATGGTCGTCAGACCTCTGACGAGGATCACATCAGCGAGGATCACGTCCGTCCCATCTATCATGAGGACGAGCTGTACGCGATTCGCAAGCGCGTCGAGGAAGGCGAAGACGCCAGCAAGACCGCTAAGAACTTTATCCGTGCGGCCATTAAAGCTCGTAAGGACTATAAGGGCACCGGCAACCCGACGCTGTTCACTACCGAAGATATGCTGACCGACATGCTGCTGATTGAGGACGGCATCGGTCATCTTCTGTATCCCACGGCGGCCATTCTGGCGACTACGCTTCGTGTTAAGGAGATCGTCACGGTTCCTGTCATGGAGAACCTTGAGACCGACGGCAAGCAGCTGCTGGGCATCATTGTCAACCTGACCGACTATAACGTTGGCGCTGACAAGGGCGGCGAGATCAACATGTTCGACGATTTCGACATCGACTACAACCAGCAGAAGTATCTGATCGAGACCCGCTGCTCTGGTGCTCTGACGAAGCCGTTCTCGGCTATCATTCTTGAGCTTAACGGCACTGAGTACAAGTACGAAGTCGTTGCTCCGGAGTCCACGGACAATCCTAAGTCCGAAGGCTGGTATGAGAAGGTCGGCGCGATCTACATGCCCACCGATGACACGACCGTGAACGAGGACAAGACCTACTACAAGAAGGTCGCTGCTAACTAACGGTTAGGAAAAATCAAAATGGCGAAGTTTTATGGCAAAATCGGTTACGGCGTGACTGAAGAGCACGACGATGGCGTGTGGGTTGAGACCGTAACCGAGCGGTCTTACTACGGAGACATTCTTCGGATCAATCGAAGATTGGAGCGCGGTGATCAGCTTAATGACAACCTTAACATAAGCAATCAGATAAGCATCGTGGCTGACGCCTTTGCCTATGAGCATTTTTCGTCCATACGCTACATTTGCTGGATGGGGGCTCGCTGGAAAATCACTGACGTGGAGGTCCAGCGCCCCCGTCTAATTCTCTCTATTGGAGGCGTGTATAATGGGCCAGAGACATGATTTGCACGAGCTCCTGAAAGATATTTGCCCCAATGTGTACTTTCAGCCGCCAGAGACGGTTCGAATGGCTTATCCGTGCATCGTTTATCAGTTGGCAAGCGAAAAGATATTTCACAGCGATAACCGTCCATACGGATGGTTCACTGCGTATAATCTTACCTATATCACTAAGAGCCCGGATGATATCGAGACACGGAGCCGGCTTATGAAGATACCGACTTGTGCATTTAATCGTTTCTACACGGCTGATGGACTCAATCACTATTCCTTTACGATCTACTATTAGGAGGACAAGAGACAATGGCTGGAACTTATCCTATTGTTTGGGACAAAACTGGTGAGCATTACTATGAAATGGGCGTCCACAAGGGCGTGCTTTACCCCCAGGATGCCAACGGCACTTACAGTGACGGTGTGCCGTGGAATGGTCTGACTAGTGTGTCTGAATCGCCGTCCGGCGCTGAAGCTACGGACCTGTGGGCTGATAACATTAAGTACGCTGTGCTGCGCTCGGTTGAGACGTTCGGCGGCACGATCGAGGCGTACACTTATCCGCCCGAGTTTGCTGAGTGTGACGGCTCTGCGGCGGTTGCCGAAGGCGTTTACGTTGGTCAGCAGCCCCGAAAGGCGTTCGGCCTGAGCTACGTCACCAACGTCGGCAATGACACTGCTACCGAGTCCGACGACGGTTATAAGCTGCATCTGGTGTACGGCTGTACGGCGTCGCCCAGCGAAAAGCAGTATTCGTCCATCAACGACTCCCCCGAAGCTATCACGTTCAGCTGGGAGTTCCAGACCGTTCCCGTTGGTGTGTCCGGTCACAAGGAAACTGCTACTATCGTTATCGATTCCCTTAAGGCTGACAAGGACAAGCTCACCGCGCTTGAGGAAATCCTCTACGGCAAGGGCGATACGAAGCCTCGCCTGCCGCTTCCTGACGAAGTGATTACCCTGATGGGCACTACTAAGACTGGCAATTGATATTTTAACTATTCTTAGAGAGACCGCGGCGCTTATGCCCGGTCTCTCTACATATTAAAGGAGGACCTGGCACATGATTAAGGAAACTGTGACCTATACCGACTACAATGGCGCGATTCGCACAGAGGACTTTTATTTCAACCTCAGCAAAATCGACGTTTTTAAGATGATCTCCGAAGGCGGTGACATTCAGAAGCGTGCTTCTGAAATCCAGGCTTTGGCGGAGCAGATCGAGAAAAATGATACGGAGAAAACTCGAATGGATGCTATCACGAAGACGTTCGAGTTCGTTTCCGATCTGGTGTCCCGTTCCTATGGTCAGAAGTCAGAGGACGGCCGGAGGTTCATCAAGAATCCGCAGCTTACGGCTGAGTTTACCGAGAGCGAGGCTTACGGTGAACTTGTGATGTCGCTTATGACTGATGAAACGGGGAAGTTCATGGCGTTTGTTCGCGGTATTTTGCCGCATGACATTGCCAGCGCAATTCCTGAAAACATGACCCCCGAAGAGGCTAAGAATCGTCTCGCAGCGTTGTCTGGCGGTCAGGCCTAATGCCATTGATTCTGGGGAGGGGCATTTGTCATCCCTCCCCAGTTACGGTTTTTTGGGGAGGCAATGCTCAATATGCTGGTATTGAAAACACCGCCAATCACCGATTGGTACAACGACGCGGCGCAAGAGTTTGTAACAATTGGCGAGCAGACTCTGATTCTTGAGCATTCGCTTGTCGCAATTTCAAAATGGGAGTCGAAGTGGTGCAAGCCCTTTTTGGATCCAAAGGCTCAGCGAACATTGGAGGAGTCACTGGATTATATTCGGTGCATGAATCTAAACACCGCAGCCGATACAAGGGCCGTGTATGCTTTGACAGACGACCAAATGCGGATGATTAACGCATACTTAGAGCACCCGGCTACTGCGACTACAATACATAATCGAAAACCGCAAAAACCGTCCAGAGAAATCGTTACAAGCGAAGTTATCTACTATCAGATGATCGAACTAGGTATTCCTTTCGAGTGCGAAAAGTGGAACCTGAACCGGTTGATGACCTTGATTCAGGTGTGCAGTATTAAAGGCGGCCCTCAGCAGAAAATGAGCCGCAGAGACATTATGAAAGAGAACGCAGCACTGAACGCAGCTCGTCGGAGCATGCTAGGAACTCGTGGCTAATTTTTTAAGAGAGGTGGTGAGAGGCTTGGCAACAATTCGTCATAAAGGTTCGTTCAAAAATACGGAAAAGTTTATGAATCGGCTCCTTGGAAGAGGCTATTTAAATGATTTGGCCCAGTATGGAGAGGCTGGTGTCCAAGCTCTTGCCAACTCGACGCCAAGGGACACCGGAGAAACCAGTAAGTGCTGGAACTTTGAAATAGAGCGTGGCGACGGCAGCACAAGCCTGTCGTTTAATAATACGAATAACAATCACGGAGTAAACATCGTTAATTTGCTTGTAAACGGGCATGGCACTAGAAACGGCGGATACGTCCCGCCAAACGATTTTGTAACACCCGCCATACAGCCAATATTTGATGCACTTGCTAACGCCGTATGGAAGGAAGTGACAAAACGTGAGTGATGCAATGGACAGCCGTATTGTTCAAATGGTATTTGAAAACGGCAATTTTGAGAAAAACATTCACGAATCTATCAAGTCCCTAGAGCTGCTTGAAGAAGCTCTAAAAATGGGCGACTCGAAAGAGCAGTTAAGTCAACTAGAAAAAGCTGAAAATGAGGCCGCCCATACAACCCAGAAAGCGGCTAAAACGGGGCTTGACGCCATTTCCACGTTAAGCCTAGCAATCTATAGGGTAAAGAACGATATAGCCGGCTATTTCGTAGACATGGGAAAGTCGGCTTTGAATTTCAGCAAGCAACTTACTGCCACTCTTACCACTATGGACCAGTGGCGAGAGGGCTTCAACAAATACGAGCAAAAGACCAAAGCTGTTCAAACGATTCAGTCTGCGTTGCCTGACGTCGATTTCTCGACAATAACCGGGGCTTTGGATGAGCTCAACTGGTACTCCGACATGACCAGCTATTCCTTCACAGACATGACGGAATCGCTTGGTAAATTCGTGGCCGCTGGTATTGATCTTGAAACGGCTGTCGGAGCTATTGAGGGTATCAACAACGAAGCCGCCAAATCCGGTGCCTCGATCGCTCAGGCAAACGCCGCCATGTACAATTTCTCTCAGTCGTTGTCGCAAGGCAGTGTCCGGCTGATGGACTGGAAGTCTATTGAGAATGCCACGATGGCCACTAAGGAGTTCAAAGAGCAGATTATCGAATCTGCCGTTGAGCTCGGCACGTTGCAAAGACGCGGCGATCAGGTGTTTGCCAAAAATGGTGCGCTGGTCGATTTTAGAACGTTCTCATCGACTTTGAGCCAGGGATGGTTCACCTCCGACGTTTTGATCGACGTCTTGAACAAATATGCTGACCTGGATTCTGAATTTGGCAAGACAGCGTTTGACGCAGCGCGCGTCAGCCGTACATTCAGTGACGCTTGGACTGCTCTTAAGGACGCTACAAGCTCCGGATGGATGCAGTCGTTCGAATTGATATTTGGCGATCTCAACGAGGCTATTGATTTGTGGACCCGCTGGGGCGACGCGGTAATCGACGCGACTTCTGGCATCTCGGAGTGGCGAAACGGCATCCTTCAAGGCTGGAGAGACCTCGGCGGTCGAGAAGCTATGATCACAGGCCTCGAGGGCGTGTTCACAGGTTTGTGGAACATTCTCGTTGAGGTTAAGAACGCTTTTGCAGAGGTCTTCCCCGTCGACTTTAGCCAGGTGCTGGCCAACATGTCGACCAGTGTGGAAGCGTTTGGCGAAAAGTTTAAGCAGCTGTTTGGCTACAGGACTGAGTGGGTTAAGACAACGAAGCAGTTTGTCGCTCAGGGATCTCATGTGGCCAGAGCGTTTTCCGGTGAGATACTTGAGCTTGGTGCTCGTGGCGATGACGTCAAGAAGCTGCAAGAGTACCTGAACGAACTTGGATACGAGCTTTCGGTCGATGGCGTTTTCGGAAAACAGACTCAAGCGGCGCTGATCGATTTCCAGCGCTCGGTTGACGGTGCCACCCAAAGCGTGTTTACGTTAAGCCGCACAGATTTCAAAATGGGAGAAGCCAGCAAGGAAGTTGCGGCTTTGCAGGCGCGTTTGGTTGAGCTTGGCTATTTGAGCGAAGAGCAGGCGGCCGAGGGCGTTTTCAATCTGGACACCAAAGAGGCGTTTGACGCTTACAAGCAGAGTCTTGACTATGTAATGGACGTCGAACACCAGCTTGGCGATAAGGGCGAAGATATTCGAGCGTTGCAGGAAGAGCTCATCCAGGCAGGCTTTCTGACTGATGAAAGCGGCGCTGATGGCATATATGGTCCTAAAACAAAAGCGGCGCTAGAAGCGTACCGCAGAAATGCCAGTGAAGCAATCGAAGGCGTATACGATGAGACGACTCATCTGAATTTGATGGAGGCCCTCGACAGCAAAGAGGGCATTGACTCGTACGTCGAGAAAACCGTTCTCGAACCAGTTGACGCCCTTGGTGTAGGCTTGCAGACTGTCAAGACAATCGCTAAAGGTGTACTGACTGTCATAAGCCTCATAGGAAAAGTAGCCGGCATAGTGCTTAAAGTTGCCTTTACTGGCATAGGTCTCGTGCTGAAGTTGCTGAGCCCGGTGCTCAATCTTTTCGTTGACATACTCACTTCAGTCAGCTCTTTTCTTACATTAGGCGGCGAGCTCATCACTGAAGGTGGCTTGTTCGAAGGGATAGTCTCGGCTATCGCCGGAGCGTTCGACTGGCTGCAAGGCGTCGTTGAAGGTGCTGTAAAAGCTGTTAAGATCGG